CCCGCCGTTCCGCCAAACCATTTCACGTCGAACGATAACTGTGGTGTTGCACTGTCTCCAATCTCCCAAAGCGTGTCATCCGCTACGGCTTTCATTATCAGATTTGCAGTATCCCATACGAACTGCACGTCACCGCCACCGCCACCGCCCGTACCGATGACCAATATGTCATTATCCTTGAATTGCAGATCAACACCCGTAGTATAGATCAAATCACCACTGGCATCAAAATAAACGTAAGACGCACCTGACGCCTGATGTCCATACCATTTGATGTCAAATGATAACTGCGTAGATGCAGAATCGCCAATCTCTATCACGCTGTCATCTGTCTTTGCCGATACTATCAGATTGGTCCCATCCCAGGTAATAGCAACGTCACCTGTTTTATCCGATCCTGTTCCAAATACAAGAACATCATTATCCTTAAACTGCAGATCAACACCTGTCGTATAGATCAAATCCTCACTGGCGTCAAAATAAAGATAAGACGCCCCGCTTGCTTGATGACCGAACCACGTTATATCAAAACTTTTCTGTGTTGCTGCTGCTATGCCAAATGTTATTATAGTATCATCTGCCAATGCGCCTATCTGCAACTGGTCAGTCGCAATCGCAGTATCCCATTCAATTGTTACGTCACTAGATGCACCAAGAGTAATCTTGTCATCATCAGCTATGCCCACCCCCGAAATGCCGACAAAACTAAGAGAACTCAACGCTTCTTCTATAGCCTTTTTTACATGCTTATTTCTCGATCCCGGCAAGTTTACTGTTATAGACATTTTGAACTCACCCCCATATTTATTTTCTAGGCGCTTGCTTTCTCAATTTTAGTCAATCGCCCTCTTATTTCTATTAATTCCTGACAAAACGAGCAATACTTCTCTCCAGGTTCGGCATCATTCCTGCACCGTCTGCGCTTACCATCACGATGTTGACACCTACCGTCTCCCTCGCCTATCCTGATTACTTTGCCTTCCCCGAAAATAGTATCATCCATTTCTCATCTCCATACGGAAAGATTTAATGATTAGGAAAACAAGAGATTGACATACTCCCCATGCCTAAAGGCAGGGGATTCTGGATTCAAGCAGAGATAGCCATTGTTTGCAATGGACTTACATCTCCTAGCCCAAGAGTTGATGCCCCAACTCTTAAATTTTTCATCCCCATAGCTGAAGCTAGGGGTATTCAAATTAAAAGAGAGATAACTTTTTATCTCCCTCCTTCTTTTTCCTAATCTTCAATCTTCCAATCTTCTAATCTTCCAATCGTTATGTTTGATTCAACTGCGCTAGGTTATACCATCCCGGCACTACTATCGCCATTGACTGAAAAGCCTCTATCCAGAACTCAAATCCCGGGGGTGTATTGCTCTGATTTATTTGCACAAAATCAGGACTGCCATCAATCAAAGGCACGTTTCTTGTCACTATATTCTTCCCCTGGAATGTAACCGGTATAACCATTCCGACTTGATCAGGTCTACCAACGTACCTTATCTTAAACGTAGTAGTTGCAGCCGGATTCTGCACTATTGACCATCCATTGACTTTCATACCAGCGATCTGCCCACTGTCGTATTCAATCGGGAATCCCTGACTATTGAATTCCTGAACCGTCTGCTCTGACCAGTCATCATTCCCCAAGTCTTCAAGATTCCAGATAGCCTTGACGTCACATAATGCCACCGATTTCACGCCTACGTGCTGTATTCCTGTGCTGTCGGCTGTATGAATCAGGTTTCGCCCGGCTTCCTTAAAATGATCTAAAGTCACCGCTCCATTCGCATCCGCAGTTATATGCGTAGCGTGTGAGCTGTAAAGCGTTCCGTTTGGCACAGCCGCATCTATTGCAGCAAGAACCTCAGCATCGGTTCGCTTATCCAATTCCATCTGCAACTGTATTTTCTTTATTGCTATTGGTTTGATTAGCCTTTCACCCCACTCAAAGACACTCAGTGAATATGCTCTCGTCTTGATAAAAAAGGGCTTAGCGGTTGTTTTGCCCCCAGTTAAACTCACAAAATTCGCAGGATCGTTCCCGCCTCCAGGCGTCCAATACATAGCAGTGCCTACCTCTATCGGTGATTCCCACTCTATTGCATCCGCCCCAGAGGATAACTGATACCACTCCTTAGTAGACCCTTTCTTCAAAAGCATGGGCCATATCGCCTTGTAAGGCGGCCTGTAGTCTATTGGCTGCATTACAAGACTTGCCTGTATAGCCTTCCTGCTCCTCGGCTGTGTCAATATGCTGTCTACCTCGTTGATAAGGTTGCCAACACCACCCTTTTCGCCAGTGATTGCAGGTATATACAAATTCTCCCTGATGTGCTTTCTAAGGTTTACCGCCCAAGCCACCTGTTCTGATGCCTTGTCCGTCTTTGACATCGCCGCTACAAGCCCCGGATAATCATCCTCTATCGAATTTAACTCCTTATCCGCCTCTTTTTCTTCATTCGTCGGGTCATGCTCATTGACGCATACCTGTGCCTTCAGTGTTTCAAGATGCCCACTTCCCTGAAGTGCCGCTGCTATGTTGTTTACCATAGTTAGTTTTGGCGGTTGTGTTACCGCCGTGATTGGTTCTGCCATAATATATCCCCTCCCGTTTTTTTATCAGTAAGGGGCGATTCCTCAATCGCCCATTAATTTCAGTTTTTTGTTATACCTTCCATGGGCCATAGAAATTGATCGTATAAGGCTCAGCATTACCGGTATTTATATCCACACACTGCCCAAGAATCCAAAGGCTTGTATTGGTGTCGGTATCCGAAAGCGTCCCGGCATCCAACAAATATACAAGCTTGTTAGCAGCAACCTCCGGCACGCCGCCACCGGCAACGTTAGAAGTGTTCATTACGAACGGCCATATAGCAATGCTTACCTCACCATTCTTTGTGTAATCTTCAATATCAGCAGTCTTACCCGCATAAATAGCCCCGATTGGCACGTGCTCTGATGTGTCCGTGCATGGTACAATCCTATTGGGGACACCCGCCCCGTCAGTACCTTTGTATACAAACGTTCCCGGCACTACAGTATAGAAATTACCACTGCCATCCTTACCCAAAATGCCCTGTATAACATTCGGCTTTAGTGGAAATGTACTTGCCATAACTATCCCTCCCAAATTCTCATATAGTATATTTTTTCAATTATTAAAATAAATATACTTATTGGTTGCAAAAAAAACTAAAAGTTCATAGCATAAGCGAGATCAACCTTGACCTCTTTCTTATCCGATTCCTTTGGTTTCTCATCATCTTTCAACGGGTCCTTCGGTATCCCCAATCCAGCATTGACCTGCGTATCCGGAACTACTGGCGGTGCATCTTTCGCCTTCTCCAACTCCGCTATCTTCGCTTGATAATCCGCTTCCTTCCTGTCAAAGACCTTTTCTTTCTTCTCGATTAAATACTGCTCATCCGTCATTTCCGCATACTTCTCGACAGCCTCTAATCGCTTGACTTCGCTCTCAAACGGAACCAACTTGCTGATGTCATCTGCCCTGGCAGCGCCCAGCTTCACCTTAGACTTGTATGAATCAATAGCATCTACTGCCGCCTTTTTCTTCATATCCTCGATCTGCTCATCCGTAAATTCTGGCATCCTTTTCACCTCTTTTTTTATGTACGTTGCCTCGTTGTCCTTTGCTACCACCCTATATTCTATAGCAACCTTCGCTTCCTGTTGCCCACCTACAGATTTAACCGTAATTGCGACTTCAAACCGATGCTTGTTGCCGTCATCATCTCCGCCACATTCTAGCTCTGCTACCCCATTCTCGTAATCAACCGTCTTGACTTCTCCCCAATGGCTACTACAAGTAGGGCAAGGCATGTTCTCAAAAAGCCTTAATATGTAATTATCATCTGCATACCATGTCGGTATCAAATTCCGTGTCGCACTCTTTCCCATAACACCCTCCTTCTTCGGCGGCTTCGGGGGAAAGACGCTCGTATCCCAACTGTCATACTTCGTCACCCACTTGTCGCCCTCTTTTTTGCCTTTCGCTAAGGCTTTCTTAAATATAGCTATCTTTTCCTCACCAGTAAACTGCTTTGACTTCTTCAAAAATGACAGGACTACTTTTCGTCTCGACTCATCATCTATCGGAAAATGCCGTTCCTTGATGTCATTCCCCTCGCTGTCCTTCACGTGCCGTATCAATGCGAAATCACTGTCCGGTAATGCCTGTCTCTCCTCATAAGTTAGCGCCTTCCCAACTAACTCCATCTCAAGTTCCGCCTGTAGGACGTGCAGATGGCGGTCCCAAAAAGCCTGATCTATTCCCTCATTCACAGATGCCGCCAGTTGCACCGTTCCCTTAGTCCTATTCTCCGCCGGCTGCGTATCGCTCAATATCAGCCCCCAGCCATTCATAATAAAGTCCTTTAATACTATGCTGCCATCTTCCTTTTTCTCAGAATCAACGACATAAATGTTCATTTCCCAACTAGCGCCCAACTTCCCATTGGAAAAATCGTCATATATCTTAGCAAATAACTGGTCATCAAAATAACTGTTCCAAAGCACACCTTTAAGGTATAGCCCGCTGCGCTTCTCACCATCAGTATCGGTGAACTCCTCTACCCACAGCAAAATGCTTGTCGCTCTAGCTACCATATCGTGATTACAATTCCCCGGTAGATATGGATGCTCTGACAATGCTTCCACCATCTTGTTTGCCTCTTCTAGCGGTAGATAATGCCCATTGAGATTCTTAACATCCAGCACAGCCAGCAACAGCGTTACACTAATGACAGGCTTCTTCCGCAAGTCATCCAGTGATGTAGCTTGCAGCGCCAGTGACGCCTCTTTCTTACTGACCTTCTGGATAACGTCAATTACCCTTGCACTAAATTTTATCGGTTCCACACTTCCACCCCACCATAATTTATAATTGCCAAACTAGCCATCTTTATTACCCATGATATGCCTGTCTAGCTTCCGGTTATTATCCTTTATTTGAGTTAATATTTCTCCAAGTTTCATGTCAATATTTTTATAATTTGCCTTCAATACCTCAATCTCTGTTGTTTGGCTTGCGTTTACTGCCTTTATATTCTCAATCTCAAAAGCCTGCGACCTTACTGTTGACATAAAATATCCAACAATGCCCACGACACAGACCATAGCAATCCACATGATAATCTTATGCACCAAATCAAGCCCTTTTTCTTGTTGTACTGTCATAATATTCCCCCTTATGATCCTCGAATCGTGAGATATATTCAATAAATATTTAAGACTCATATTTTACATTCTGCTGTCAATATTTTTCATTGCCAGTTTCAATCAATTTTCGGGTTTCATTTTGAAACACGAGTGGTTTCAATTTGAAACCAGAGAGGTTTCATTTTGAAACCACTGGTCAATTTAAGGGTTTCAATTTGAAACGACACCCTTCTTTTTTTCAGCGCCAGTGGTTTCAATTTGAAACACTATGCAGTATTGCCAGATACTATGTTACTTTTTAGGCTTTATAGGTATCTTTATCAGTGTAAGCCATTTAGGATTTAGTTCATATTCATTAGCACAATATATAAAATGATTATCTATCTCACTAATAAATCTATCTTCCTCTTTTCCTGATGATAATTCCTTTAATGCTCTCCATAAAGTAGTTTTAGATAATCCTGTTGTCTTGATTAGCCTGCTATATGTTATCTTTACTTTCCATGCTCTATCCTTATGATTAGGATTCCTAACCCAATGAGATAACAAACCTAAATATGTTACTTTTGCTTTGGTTGATAATTTGGTAAAATTTTCTGATAATAATGTATCTTTTGGAATTTGTAAATAATTAGTCGCTTTCTCTTTAGGCACATCTATCATCCCCCTTACATAAGATCCAGTAGTAGCCATTCGTAAGGTCGGAACGCTTGCAAGAACGTTCCAATGGCTACTACTGAATGTGCCTTATTTGTTTTATCACTTCATTGAATTTAAATCATCCTTGTTTCTTGTGAAACGTCAATGTGCATAGTCCATGCGGATGATCCCAATCACCTTCAAGAATCTTGTCTATCGGCAAAAATTCACCATCATGCTCGATACACCATGCACAAGTAGTATTTGCAAAAGCTGAATGTCTCTGCCCCCACAACATCCCTTCGGAATATGCCACCGCCCCCTGTCCTGCAAACTCAGCATATTTGTATGGCTCCTCGTCATACAACGACACCCGATGTCCCATGCTATTATATACGTCATCTAATCCACTAACCCTATCATCCATTCCAATGACTGCGTATAGCTTATTAAGTATATCCGTCCCAAGATTATCTATGTTATCCTTCTGCTTGCTTGCCAGTTTCAGATATTGCTTCCAATCAACTTCCTTGTCTCCAAATTGCCCACTGTATATCTGTTTCAAGGAAGCTTCCTGTTTAGCCCAAAACGCTAAAAGCATAGTCAGAAGTATATATTTCAATACTGATTTCTTCTTCTCTTCGCTGTCATCGCTATTCAATTCATCCAATAGCTCGCTTTTGACGCCATCGAAATCATCCGTTAATGAGAATGCTTCCTCTGCTTTTATCTCCGCAGTTGCATTAGGCTCTACCCCCTGCGTAAATGTCGTCCTGTTTCTGAATATCTCATCATACCCATCTTCCTTCTCCTGCTCTACTCTCCCTGCCTCAGCTTCCGCATCCATACCCAATCCACCAGACAATTCCAGCAGCATCCCCCATGATCCACCCATCTCGAATATATGTTGAACCGCCTGTTTGTCATCTGAATCCCAAAATATCCTATTCGGCTTAATAAAGAAATTCGCTGGCTTGATACCGCTAAATATCCCCGGATTGTTTTCCCATAGTATCGGCATCAGCACCGACTCTATAAACCTCTTATCCTCACGGACTGCTTCCTGAAACTCCATAAGAAATGGCTTTGGATTATATATGAACTTCCGCCCCTGATCTGTCTCCATTACCCTGATCATGCCCAAGCCTGCAAATAGCATTGTGATCGGGTGCGTAAATTTATCTGCTGACAGCATTGCCTGCATATCAGGCGCTATCCATTTGGCATTTGTCGTATAATCGGAACCTATTATATTATTAAAACTGTCATCCCCACCCTCACTTATTGCGCTGATAATATCACTGAAATCCACATCACCGGGACTCCAAGGATTTCCCGCCTGTTTCAGCCACGTATCAGAGCCTCTCGTAAACAATAATATTGCCCTGATCAACCTTTTAGCGGTCTGGTAATCCCCTCTTGATAATGTCCTCAACATAGCGCATGTCGTTACAAGCCCTCTCCAAACCAGCATAGGAACTGGGTTCTGCTCTGTGGATTCCATTCTATTCCAGTCAAATACGTGATACCTATTTTCTGTCAAGTAATCCGTTCCCATATTCACACTTACTGGCGACCCGCTGTCATCTCTATTTGTAGTCTCGGTAGACGGCTCTACTGTTGTATCCCTCAACTTTAACCTAAATCCGCCAAACGTATTAGATGGCACCGTCTCAAATCCTATCCCACTAAATACAGCCATCTGCTTTGGCGCTAGATACGTTATGCCCGACCATGTTTTACACGTCTCCAACTGCGACCACGCTGGCACCGCCCTACCGTCCTGCCAGCGATACCGATGCATCTGCTTCCTTATGCTGTCTAGCCCACTGCTCACCATCGGAAATCCTGAATTGATGGTTGCAAACCAGTGATCTATCACTTCCTTTGCAGGAGTAATATCTTTATCCTTGATGCGCTTGATCATATTCTCACTGCCAAACGCCACACAAGCTGAAACGTAAGTATCCATCACCATAGACACTATCGGATCGCTGTATATGCCCCCCCATATCTCCCGACTTTTCTTTACCTGTATTGTGTAATCAGTCGGATTATTCATGTCCGACATGGCGCTATTAGTCATCGTCAGCAAGCTATTGGCAGCCGCTAATAAAGTTTGTTGGATCACGGCAAACGGAACATTCCGATATGTGTTGCCTTCCCTGAAACTGTCTTTTGGTATGCTGCTTCCCATAGTTACCCCATTAGCAGTGGATTTGATAGTGTCATCTACCCTCTGCGCATCAACAGCCCCGAACTGCATCTCCATCCTATCAGCACCAATATTCATCCTTCATCCCTTAATTGCATATCAATTCCCCCGTTTCTCCAACATTCAATTCAATTCCTTTTAACGGAAAGAACTTTCTATATAATTGGATATACCATGCTTTTGAAGGCATCATCACTTCCACCAACTCACCATTTAGCTTTTCCTGCAATTCTCTTACAGTAAAAGCAATTTCCCATCTCTGTAAAGGAATTTTACCTTCAACAATAGACCCATCTATTTTATGCGAAATAGTCTTAATATATTCCTTTTCTCTGTTTAATCTTCTAAATCTAATTATCTTCATCCCTCATCCCTCATCCTTCATCCTTTTCTACATATGCCCTATCTTCCATACCTTACTCGCAAACCGAATCGCACGCTTGACTATCTTCTTCGATTCCGACATCTTATATAGAATAAACTCCAGTATTCGCATCGTATCTATCGTATGATCCCCCTGCGGCCCCGCATAGCTCATCTGGTTGACCCCACTAGATACCTTGCTAACTTCCGTCTCAAACTCCAATTCCGCTATCTGATCATATAATATGTGAATAAATCTCTCTGAAAACCTCCTCATCAATCGCTCAGTTACAAAATACTTAGCCCCAACTTTCTTGACTCCCTTATCATCCTCACTTATCCTTGCCACTTCTACTTCTAATGTTTTTCTACTGTCAAACGGTATTAGCTCAAACTCAAGGTTATCCGCCTCGTTAAATTTCCGCATGTTCTCCACAACAGCATCGCCATCAGCCCCGGTCTTGTCTATCCCAAACTTGCTTGCGCCATATCTTCTTATCATTCTCAGTGCTATCTGCGCCTGATCTATGTATCCTACCCGCCAAAGCACCACCTTACCCCATTGCCTAGGGATGTATCGCCCTAGATCGTTTACAGCCTTCTCTGTATCCTCGTCAATACCCCATATACCAATCACTGATGGGTGTTCCGATTTCCCCACGTCCATAGATAAGACAACAGTTTTCTCTAATTCCCTTACCTTGGGGAACTCTATATCCGATAGCTCCTTCGTCTTTAGTTCCTCACCGGTAATTACCACGATCGGACACACTATCTTACGCTTTTCACTAACCGCCTTCTTCGTGTCCTTCAAATCAGCCGGCACAATCTCCACACAGGCACGTATGTCAGTCATATTCCACACGCCAGAAGTCGGCTCTCCTTCTTCCGCACCAACGTTTGTCACGTACTCGAGCGTTTCATCACCGTGATATGACTTGATAGCCGCTTGCTTGGTCAATGGCGTCCATGATTCTCTCAAATATTGCGGTAACTGATATACCTTCTTGGCTTCTTTAGGATCATTCCTGACGTCATGCGCCGGCGTATCACGCCTTCCATCGCTCACGCCAAACGTCCGTATGACTGCCCCCGTGTCAGGCACTACTGCATCATGCAGCCTTTTCAACGCCTTCTGACTCGTCAACTGATACTCATCTATGTAAATCCTGTGGACGTGATGCCCCAGATAGTTCTCACCCTCTCCATTGGTGCTTTCAAAAACGAAGTTTGTCTCATGCCCTGTCACCCACACTATCCTCGGATACGGCGCTGTTCCACGCTTTGACTCAACAAACATGCTTATAAGCGGATGCTTCTCCGCATAATTAAATACCCCTTCTACCCTCTGCTGTAAATGCCCCTCGTCCCTGCATGTCGGTAAGGATATTTCCCCCCCCCTTACTATCGCAGTCTGCGTCACGTCATGGCTAAACCCAAATGACTTGCTCATACCACGACCACCAAATACGCTTATATCGCCAAGACTCTTTCTATCTATTCCGTGATAATTAGCACGTCTGGCACGATCTATCGGCACCCTCGATGGCAGCAGATGATCCCAGGGCAGCATCGGTATCTGGTACGTCCGTATATTGCCCCAATGGTCTTCCTCAAACCAATCATCAAACGGCAATACGTCTGTGCCAGCTTCGTTGATAGGTGTTATAAACATCTGAAATAACCCAGGGTGATGAATTATTTCCCACCACTGCCATTCCCATTCTGCAATCTCTTCCATCCATTATCCTTCTCTCATCACCCGTCACCCGTCACTCTCCCTTAACATTTAAACAAAAAAAAGGCACCCGTCAGCGCTGAACTAACAGATGCCTTTGATCAAAAGCATATTACCAAACTAATCAATGATAATTATATCCAATGTAAAAAAGAACGCAAGCCCTTTTTTTATATTATATACTTTTATTTTATCCATTTGTTAATTGTAACTCCATTTGTTAATTGTAACTCCAGTTGACATTGTTCTGCTTCTATACGTTTATTTGCTATATTTACATACTCAGGATTTATCTCAATTCCGATATAGTCTCTATTTAGCCTTTTACAAGCGATTGCGGTACTTCCTGCTCCGAGAAAAGGATCCAATATTATTTGTGTATCTGGTGTAGTAAACAGTTTCAGAATGCGGGTTATTAAGGAAACTGGTTTAAGGGTAGGATGATTGTTCTTTGCATCATTCATAGGTCTTGGAGTACCATCGGGATATTCCGAAACCCAACTTTTTGTTGTATCATAATTTTCTCTATATTCAGAATACGCAATCTCTTTCTCAGGGAAATCATCTAATCCTGCATTTCTTTCTTTTTTACTTACTTTCGGACAATAAAAATATAAGTCATATTCACCAAATTCGTATTCACATTGATGAAGAATCCTGCTACAACCACCACTATCGCCATAAGTATCTCTTTTGGTTTTACCTATCATATCACCATAAACATTTTGCCCTGTGCCTTGTTCGTACGATTGTCCTGCTTTCATAAATCCTGATTTAAGCACTCCGCTTTGACTATCAAGTATTTCAGCAGTACGGCCATCAATAAACAGCTGCGAAGGATAACGGCCCGATTCGTTTACAACTTGCGGAATATCAGCCATATTGTTATTCATTCCCCAACCATCATTACAAGTCTTTTTATTGCGATTCATTGTTCTTAATTGCGATTTGTCTCTTATAGGATCGACAGACACTCTACCACTATCAATATCCAGCATTCCACAACCACATTCCATATCGCCAGCCTCATAAGCCAATACATCATGCAAACATGACCCTGTTTTATATGGCTTCTGAAATACCATGATCGTCTCATTAGTTTGCTTTAGTGGGGATACTGAATATTTATAACCATCATATTTCTTTGCAAGACCAGTTGATGGTGCAGTATAATTATATCCACCAGAACTTGTATCCGTATAATTCCAACCACTTGATTGCCCTAAATCCGAAGGAGAAACCTTTCTTTTACCAACAACATTTCTTTCCGCACCAAAGTTGCTATCTATCATGTTGCTTAAATCAGTAGCTTTGGGGAACGATGAAATAAAATACCAATATAAACTTTGACGTTCCTGAAATCCAGCCAACGCAGCATAGTATTTGAATAGCAAAAGTTGACGATCGATGCCAAACATCAAACAATATCCACCATACTTCAGCAATCTAAACGATTCCTTAAACCATGTCGCCCAAAAATCACCCGTTGGCATATCCCATTTATTCATAAAATCCGATGCCTTTTTGTAATCAGGTCTGCCATCTGGACGTATAATAAGTTCACTACCAAGACCGTATGGCGGATCTGTAAATATTAAAGAGATTGAATAATCTTCCATATCCTGCATAATAGGTAGGCAATCTCCAAGTATCACTCTGTTAAATTCAGACATATACAAACCTCTTAAACGAATCTAAAAATAGCCAACTTCCCCTTCTTTTCTCTAACCTCAATCTCTATCCCTTTTCCGATTAACCCATTCTTAACCGATTCCAAATCCTTCATATCCAGCCAATTCGTAACCTGTATCTCCTTTGGCTTCTTATCACAATCATTCCCTTTCCCGCTTAGTCTCCATCGTTTAACCCTTATACTTGCCTCACTCCGATTCAATAATCCCCCTGCCAACAGTACAGATTCTTCCTCTCGTGTCCATCTTTGTTTCATATTAATCCCTTCAAACTCATACCGTCTCATATTGTATGCAACGCATCCATAGCTACAATGCAGCGAATCAGCTATCTGGTTTCGTGTGAGGCGAAACTTGTTCCTCCACAGAAACCGCAACTGCACCAGATCCAGACTCGACTTCCTCAATTCTAGTCACCTCCATACTCGCCACATCACCAAGGTATCTGCCACCTAATAATTTATCAATATGGTCGCCTAATGCGCAATCTATACAGCCCAATTCCGGTAGCCTAGCATCATAATTCTGATTCCTCATCTCTTGCAGCATCGGGCATTTCGCTTTCCTCGGACATTCCCCTATTACCAGCCTGTAGATATGTTGATTCATAATTGTCATAGTCCTCCTGCACGTGATCCGGTATAGCTTTATTAAATACCCTTTTTGCCACCCACATTATGCCCTCGGGCGCTACGCCCAATATATATGCCATACCGAGTATAGTAAACTTATCACCAGCTTCAACCAATTCCCACGCCTTATGGCTCCAAGGAACATTGCCATCAAAATACGGGTGCTTCCTATCCAATGCCATTATGGTTTTACAACCGGGACATTGCCAAGTCCACTTGATATGTAATGTATTCACCGGCGAATCCTGTGGTCGCCTTCTCTCTATAGGGCCATGCCATCCGCAAGACTCACACCTTACCTCGAATAACCCACTGTTAGCCGCCGCAAACCTTTCCAATTTCGACTGTACTTGCCGTAATTTATCCGTTGCGCTGTCTTCCCCGTGCCTAACCTTCAAGTTTAATTCCTTCTCCAGCGCCTCTATCTCGTCATTGACCTGTTTAAGCCGTTTCTCTAATGTAGCTACCAGCTTGTTATCAACCGGCGGCTTCCCCCCGCTCACCGACCTCAGATCCGTCTTGATCTCCATCAGCGCCGCCTTCAACTTTATTATCATATCCTGCGAGTCATATAAATATTGCTGTATTTCCGCTCCATACGCATAGTCCCCAGAAAACTTGGCGCTATCGGTTTTACTAAGCATGCGGGGAAATCCGATTGTATCCAACAGCCCTTCTATACTCTCAACCTGTTTCATTCCCGGCAGCGCATCCCCCGGTCCCATAGTTAGCAACTGCAATTCAGACATTACCCGATTCTTATTCCAGTATAGGTTAAAGTATAACCGTATTAGCTTATCCCTCTCCAAGTCGTTAGTCGTCCTGTCAGACGTGGCACTGAAATATCTGTATAGCGCCAGCGCCGCCTCATCAGGATTCATCTGTGATGATTCACTGTACATAGCACGCGCAGTCTGCATTATCTTCATCACAGCGTCACGCCCTATATTGCCCAAAAACTCCTTATACTCATCCCCCAACTGCTTTGCCCCCTGCAAGATTAACTCCCAACTCATTGCCCTAATTATCCCTTGTTCCCTGTCTTTTTGCATAATTCAATTCCTTCTCCTTCAACTTCATCCTTCATCCCTCATCCTTCATAAATATTGTATCGAATGGTATTGCTTATTTTCTTGCCACCAGTCAATCTCTTTTTGCATACCAACAGTTATTACATTACCAAAAACTAACAACACCGAACAATCCTTTAGCAATTCCATAGCCATTGATATACCTTCTTCACGCTCATTAATTTCGTCCATGAATTGCAAAAACATTAATGCAGGACAGATGGGAATATAATCAAAATTGTACGCTAATCTACAATACGTCTTGGCATTATCCAGATTATGCTCTACATCACCAGAGATAGCACAGCATATATACGCCTTTCTTCTAATTGTATCTTGTCCAGCTTTGGGTTTCGGCATGTTAGGAAGTTCAGTCCATGAATTTAATACACCGATCCTGCCCTCTTGCTCTAGTTTAGGTAGATCCCCCAACGACGAGAAAAGTTTACCCATGCTTATGTCACCGATAATTTTCATCCTACATTCCGCAAACGCCTTTTTAATTCTCTCTGTTACCTTGCTCGAAAAAAACATTGCCCTTTTCCTCCTGCCATATAGTCACTTCCAATCTAGGACTCTTTTTATCTATATCCCATGGAGCTGACGGAATAAACCATGAATCGTTAATTCCAAGAACTTCCTGAATTACGTCTAGTACAGAATCTACAAAATTACCTGAATCGCCCCTCTGCGTAGGCTTAAATAAGTGAATCTCTACAAACGTTTTCTCTTTCATTGCTATCCACCCGGTCAATATCATTTGCTGCTTGATTAGCCAAAATAACGTCCTTCTTGCCAACAAGTGCTCTTCTGTTGTATATGTCCTTGCCTTACCATAGATATTGCCCCACTTCCGAGTTACCTTCTTGGCTTTGTTTTTACTGAGATACAAAGCTTCGCTATAAGCCATTATAACTTTCAACATAATTAATACACCTATCAAAAAAACTCCAATTGACTATCCCGAATAACCTCTGTCTTAATCATCTTCTGCTTCTTCGGCAACAGCAATGCCTGGTCCTCTTTCTCTCTTTCACACCGGGCATTTGCCACACCCACATAATCTGCATTAAGATCAATCCCAAAGTAATGTTTCCCTTGTCTTATCAACTCTATCGCAGTAGTGCCTGATCCCATAAACGGATCTAATCCTATACCTGGTTCAAGAGGTGAAGGCAATATATCAATATTGGATGATAGGCAGAAAGGACACGCTATTTCACCGTAAAAGTTTGCAGACAAAAGGGACATACAACTTGCCCCTTGTGGCTGTTGTGTGTCAGGACTTCGAGGTTCTCTATCCTGTTGTCGTCCTTTATCCCATTCTTGTGGTGAACATTCTCGTTTTTGTTCAAATATCTCCCTAGATACTTTTCCATTACCAACCTGTGCTCCATCACATATCCCTGTTTGGTTGCAAATGGATGATCCGGAATCCAAATGTAAACATAACCCGAATTGTGCGGTCTCCTCCCCCCCTTCCAATGTGGATTTTTGTCCCCTTTCAAATTCCAACTGTTGTGATTTCCTTTCAATACCTGCCATTTTGCTCCGCAACTCCTCGAACAAGTCTGTTGCGTCTTTCTTGCATAAAATTTCATCCCACAAATTAAGCAATCCTTTTCCTTGTAACCTTTGAGGTCGGACATCTCCGCACCCGATTCCTTCATTTTTTGATAATGATTTCTTGCCCAGTTCCTCAGATATACTTTGCGCTTCTCTATGTCCTTGAATGGCATAATCACCATCTCCTTTCATGGTAATTATACTATTTATTACGTTTTTTGTCAAGAACGTTTTGCAGTTGTTACAATAATAATCCTTACATCCACAATCACTGTACCCAGATAATTTCTTTTCTAATACACCTTGACGATATATTCCACTTTTTTCAGACAAACCTTGTAACTCCGCCAATTTTGACGTTTTTGACCAACGTTGTTGAATTACCTCACCAGTCTTTTCATATATAGCCTCTCTAGGTTTTCCGCATTTGCAGCAAATCTCTTTTGGAACACTAGCCTTGATCAATGGTTCGATTAGTCTAGTTGAATATGAAGCGAAATGGTCTATCCACCCAGTTGATGACCCACAAACACAGATTCGCTTTCTTCTCTCAATACCCTTATCATTAGTCCATTTCTCAATCTTGATTTCTCTACGTTCTGCCCTGACATATAGCCTCTTGCAATCATTACAAAATTCCCAATCACACGGACTGGTATTGACGTTAAAAATATTTCTTTGATTACGACCATTGGCAAGATAAGTCACAGGAGTGTATTTAGCCCAATCTTTATAACTACCTCTGTCTTTTACAGGATTCTCTAATTTCAAGCCTTTTGAATGTGTATCACTTCCTTGTGGCTCAAATTGCTGATCAAAGAAATATTTACCTTGCTTCACGAAATGATAGATATACTCCCAGCTACTTGAAAATCGATCCGTGACCGCTTCCGGCATACTGTTAGTTTTCGTCCATGCAATCACTTGACGTACTATCCAACCATGTTCCTGCATTGCTATCGCAAATCTCTCAGGTATCATACACAAGCACTTATTAGGATACTCATTCCCCCACTTGACAGTAGGTACATAGACACTAGAATTACCTTGCTTCAATGACTTAACGTCACCATCCGCAGCAGAATATAAAGTATTCCCACCATGCCCGCCACCCCAAAAAGTATCTCCAAGATTCACCCAACATGATCCGTCAGCACGAAGCACCCGATATACCTCGCAAAAAATCTCCATAAGGTTTGAAATAAATTGGCTGATGTTGGGTTCATTCCCTAGCGATCCCCGCCAGCATCCACACTTAATACAATACGCTTCCTCTACAAATCCGTCCGTAATCTGACCACCAGAAACAATATCAGACTGAGTTGAGCCTTGATGTATATAATGTCCCTGCGCAACACCTTCGGCATAAGGACTAGCAAGCGGACCTAAATGGTTTCGGTATTCATTCCCATGCTTCTTCTCTGCCCAATCTGCCATAGCCTTATTCGCACCTACCGTTGTAGTAGCACCTACTTTATTAACTCTGAAATCCCCACCAATTGTAGCTAATGAAAAGTCATGGTCACATTCAGGATCGCCCCCCCATAGCAGAGGTTGGACTGAAAAAAGACGTTTATTAAAATAAGGGGGCGAGGTAACGCAAGCTGATATACATCCATCAGGCAATCCTCTGAGTACCTGTCTTGTATCACCCGCAACCATTGTATCTACCCAATCAAACATATTATTCCTTTTCAAATTCGGCAATCCTGTTTTCTAGTCCCCAAATTTTGTCTTGTAACACATCATTCTCAGTCTGCAATTCGATTATTTTGTCAATCAAATTCTCCAAATCCCAATTGTACTCGTCCAAAATATGAATCCTTTCCGATATGTCTACCCTAGTGATTCTCATTTTCTACCCCCTCAACAAATTTGACGATTCAACTCAGCGTCAATTGCCTTATTAAGAAACCCCAAAAGCCAAGCACACCTTTCCACCTCATTCAATCCTTTTACATCTTCTTTGTATGCTTTTTCTTGATACAAAGCGTCTCTAGCTTCAATCATCATGCCCTTGCATTGTATGTATATATCCCTGAACCGCTCTCTCAAACCACCATAACTACCAGCAACAAGCCCGGCGTTAAACCAATCAGGATACTTGTCTTTGTAATTATCCTTTGGCTTGCGATCTCCCTGTATCACAGCCATGCCTTCTCCAACCACAATATGTCTTCTTGATTTAGTCGTTTGTTCCGTTTCAATCACGCTCTACCCCCAAATTTACGATCTCCTGAATCAGAAAGCCAACGAACTTCAGTCGTTGGATGAATGATTCCTGCATTTTTCCTAAATGCAGATATTATACACTTGACAATTAAATAACATTATGCTATAATTAATAGCATGGAAAATAAACGTTGGACTACAAGTAATAAAGCTGTTTATAATCTAGGATACCACATTATCTGGTGTCCTAAGTATCGGCGAAAACTGTTGACTAATTCAGTTGAAACACGCCTTAGAGAATTGTTATACCAAAAATCCGATGAAATTGGTTTGACAATCGAAACTTGCGAAATAATGCCTGACCATGTGCATTTGTTCATCAAATCATCTCCTGTTGATAGTCCACATTTCATTGTTCAACAACTCAAAGGATACACATCAAGGATTCTTAGACAAGAATTTTCACAGCTAAAAACAAGAGTACCAACTCTTTGGACTCGAAGCTATTATATTGAAAGCGTTGGTCATATTTCCGAAAGTACTGTTAAAAAATACATTGAGGATCAAAAGAACCAGTGAAAACCTTTTGTTTCAAAATCTACAATTCCAAAAAGAACAGGTATCTCCATAACCAAATATCGGTTGCTGGTGAAATCTACAATCATTGTATTGCTTTGCATAAACGATATTATCGGATGTATAAGAAATCTCTGAACGCCTATTCACTACAAAAGCACCTGACAAAACTCAAGAAATTAGATAAATATTCTCACTGGAATCAACTTGGTTCTCAAGCAATACAGGATATAGCAGACAGAATTGACAAAGCCTACAAGCTATTCTTTAGGAATCAGAAGCACGGAATCAAGTCAGGAACTCCTAACTTTAAGAAACGCAGAAATTATAAATCATTCACACTGAAACAAGCAGGATATAAACTGCTTGAAGATAACAAAATCAAGATTGGTAACAAAATATTCAAGTATTTCAAATCTCAAGACATACAAGGTAACGTAAAAACTATCACAGTCAAACGTGATAAACTTGGGGATATTTATATCCACATTGTGACGGATTTTGTTGAGACTAGAACCGCACCACGCACAGGTGAAATTGTCGGGTTTGATTTTGGTCTCAAAACATTTCTAACAGCGTCCAATGATAATGATATAGAATCTCCTTTGTTTTTCCACCAGAACAGTAACGCAGTTCGCAAGGCTAACCGCAAACTATCAAAGAAACAGCGACATTCTAATAACAGACGCAAAGCACGTAAGAGTCTGGAACGACTACACAAACGAATCGCTAACCAACGGTCTGACTTCCACTGGAAACTAGCTAACGAATTAACTGACAAATATGATTTCATGTTCTTTGAGAACCTCAATATCAAGGCAATGCAAATGCTTTGGGGTAAAAAGATATGCGATCTTGGTTTCTATTCGTTCATGCTGAAACTCAAGTATCTATCGTCAGTTAAAGGTAAAACTATATTCTGCATTGGTCGTTTTGAACCTTCGTCTAAGACTTGTTCTGTCTGTGGTTATATCTATAAAGACCTAGAACTAAAAGAACGAGAATGGCGTTGTCCTGAATGTGCAACATTGCACGACAGAGACCGCAACGCCAGCTATAATATATTAAGAGTTGGGGCATCAACTCTTGGGCTAGGAGATGTAAGTCCAATAGAAATGTTGGCTATCTCTGCTTGAATCCAGAATCCCACGAGCTTTAGTCGTGGGAGTGTGTCAAATACCTTGAACATTTCAAATACTGCCCTGATATGTTCTTCAGAACATGCAAGAATGTTGGAATCCAATAAATTCCACCCCATTGTTATGGGCAACTCTCGAATATCACCTTCCCTATCAGGTACATCACAGAAAAAACAGGCATTAGGGCATCCCCGGCTGGTCATAACCCCACCAAACTTAACGTATTCTCTCGGAGTAAATACTGTTCCAGCGTCACCATAAGCAATCCCGCCAAGCAATATCTTGTCTGCATAAAGATTCCATTGATCCGCCAACTGTTCTGCATAAGATTTATCATAAGTAAAAGTAACACTTATACGCACTTCGTCATAATGCGGTGTCAGCAAATCAGGCGGACCAACATAGGCATTTTCATCAGTTGGCGTTAAATTTGTTTTCCGTGGGAATACACGGGCAGTCGTTTCAGCCATTTCGCCCCTGTTCCAATAATTGAATGTATGTAGTTAGATACTTACAAATATATTCATAAAAATCTACCACGTGAAGCCTCTCAAAACTATCGCACCCAAGTTCCTCGATCTGATCGTGATGCTCTCTACATAATGGAACCGATATATAATCGCTGCCTTTTAACCCCACCCCTGCTTTCTCAACATGATGAGCGTCAACTGGAGTTTTGTTGCATATCATACAGGGGAAACCATGCAGATAATCAAGATAACCAAGACTGCGTTCAATTTTAGTCTTCGGCAAATATCTAGTTTCCGACAGTTCCCCCATAACCTCAAAAGCTTTCTGCATAACACCAACTGCTTCCTCTCTTGTCTCCAGAGGCACGTCCTCGTTATGAATCATCACCCGCAATTCCTCAAGTTCCAAACCCAACTTCTCTACTTTATTCATAACCTCGTTAGCTACATTTTCCACACCACCATAGCGTTCAGGATGATCAGTAGCCTTCGGGAGAACGTTCTCTCGAATAAATGTCCATGTACAACCCGGATTCTCCTTGTAGTAAAGTATCAGCTTCTCCTCTGTCAAAAATAACTTAGCATGTTGCACTGCACGGTAAATGTCCATAGGGTGTCCTGCTTTTCTCATATCTTCCTGTAACCGTACCATTGTCGAATTACCATACTCGCTCTTAATCTTACCTTGACGCATATACTCCAATATAGTGTTTCCTACTTTGAAATATCCAAGAATAAGCAGCCACTTCGCATTCTCTATCGGTTCGTAAGCTTGCATACATTCTTTTAGAAGCTCTGGATAATAATCATTATTTTCAAGTAATGCAATTTCTGACATTTCATTTTCCTTTATAATTCAGACACCATTTACCCGGTTTGAACTCTTTTTTGTCTGTTGATTTCTTGCAATTCCGACAATCGTTCTTGGCATGTATTTTTAAGATTTCATAATTGGCACAGTACAGAAACGCATCCGAAAACTTTTTAGCCATTTTCTAATCCTCCTTATCTTCGTAATCATTTAAAAAATCAAAAGAATGGCGTGGGATCATCGCAAATATCAGACCAACCACACTTGAGAGTCTGATGCTGGATTTTCAGCACTTCGCTCCCCCACGCAAGACATTACAATCTCATGGGCATAATCACGCCAATAAACCCAATATCGTCATTATCCAAAACTAAAACAGGACTCAAACTATCCCTAAACTTCAACGTAACTTTTCCCGTAACCGATTGCAAAATATCCAAAAGATACCTCGCATTCAGAGAAATGATTATAGACGCATCACTATAATCAACAGGAAGGCACTCCACTGCTTCACCAAGATCTGGTGTACTAGAGGTGATAGTAAGAACACCCTCCACCGCTTCCAATCGCACTGAGGGCGTTTTAGGATTGGCTAATAGGCTTACACGCTTTATCACTGATATAAATGATTCCTTATCAAGATCAAGAACTAAATCATTGTTCTTGACTGGATTGATTACTGCCTGATAATCAGGATACTCACCTTCGATTAATCTTGTGATAAACACTATCCCTTCACCACCAATAACCAGTTCCGATTCTAGCAGGTTCACGTCAATCATATCAGCATGGTCAAACATGCTTACTATCTTTTTTACTGCCTTTACCGGAATAATGCCAGTAATTTTCTTTGTAATAGCCCCTCCAGTAATCTGTGTGGCTACCATCAGTCGTTTGCCATCAGTTCCTACCGCAGTTATTGATCCGTCTGTACTTATATCTTTGAATCTTTCAATTATCACATATACACCATTCAGAAAATACCTTATTTCTTCAGTAGACGCACCAGAAACAACTTTCCTCAGTAGTGTGCAAAGTTTCTCACCCTTGATCTTCACTCCGCCATCACTAATACTTGGCACTGGAGGAAACTCGTCACTAGCCAAGCCAGCTATTTTGAACTTCGCTGTTCCATACTCAATTGCTATCCTGTCACTCGATAACGTCTCGATAGTTACCTTGTCATCAGGCGAAGCTTCTCTGACAATATCTAGCAGCTTCTTAGCAGGAATAGTTATTTCACCATCTTCCTCTACTTCTCCTTCGACCTCCATTACCATTCCAATTTCTAAGTCTGTTGCAGCAATCGTTATTTTTGATCTCGTTGTGCGCGTTGTGCCTTGTATAGGAATAATTCCTTGTGCCTTCAACAATACATTACTCAGGATTGGCAATGTATTTCTTTGCGCCGCCACACTTGCCACGTCTGCCAATATCTTAGCCAATACCGAACTTTCAAATACTAACTTCATTTTTAAACTCCTTTTCCATAATATTTCGGCAAGGGGACACCTGCATTCATGCGGGTGAGGAATTGCCGACTTTCCTTTCTGTTAAAAATGTTCTAAATGTTTCTAACAATGTTAATTCTGTATATTTAACATCAGTATTCAACTTTGTACCGTCAAGACGCCGTATATCAAAATACCCACGAGTCCTTCTACCGAATACAAAGCACTCAATACCTTTCCACAATACCTTATCAAAACGTTGAAAACCAAACACCAATCGAGGTGCTGTATTCTTAATATGACTTCGTATACCTTTATAGAGCTTGCGGTTGCACTTTCGCACCTGTTGCATGGCATACCCATCCATACGTTGTTGAATCGTACCGCAGGCTATTACAAAGGCATCGTTTACGTGACTTTTTGATATACCAAACGCTATACGTTTACATTTAGTCAAATAGCCATAAGTATGTGAGACATTAGTATTTGTTTGTCTCAATAGATTAACAATACGCCATCTAATCATCGTCATAAAAGTCTCTGCCTTCAACCCGCTAGAAACCTTTATGTTTAGTTTTAACTTTCCCTTTGATACAAGTTGATGACAGTTAGAGCATAACGTAATCAAATTTTCTGGTCTATCGCCACCAGTCTGTCTGGATTTTAGATGATGAACATTAAGTATCTTATCTCCAGATTTACCCTTGCAGTGCCGACAAATATGTCCGTCTCGGTGAAGGACATATTCTCTGACATTCCAAAATCCCAACTGTGCACCATTCTGATAATTCACGCCCTCTATATCAGGATTCTTTATCTTTTGTATGTCAAAAGAAGCGACCTCAACATTAATCTTTGTTATCGGGAGAATCCGTTTTACCATATCCACCAACTTGATATGAGAATCAATCTTGTGTTGTATAGAAGGAGCTAACCAGCCCTTGTCCTTTTTACGATTAAGGAATCTCAGTTTACGATGCCAAGTCTTGCGGTTACGTCTCGTTCTTCGATATGCCCTTCTCTCAGAATTGAGCTTAATTATATCGGTTCTTAGTTTCACTTCTGCACTAAAAACCTCTTCTTTTTCTGTTACAACTGATACTCCTATATTCTGGTAGCCACTATCTATTCCAAGCGTTATTGGTTGAGTATATTCCTCACTCTCGTAAAGTAGTTGGATCGTGAATGGTGTTCTCTGCACAACCTTAGCCAGACCGTCTTTTAACAAGTGTCTGACTCTACCTAGCCTTTTGGTCGGCATTAATGGTTTACCTGTTTTTGAAATTATATATACCACAAAAAAACTCCTTTCAGAGTAATACAGGATTGCTCCTGTTAGAGACGCATCGAGATTGTTGGAAAAGGTTTTTAAGTCTGCCACACCGTTCCTACCCTCAGAACTTTTAATGGCAGACCACAGAGCTACAAACTTGCGTAATATTCGTAGGTGTGTATGTATTTCTCTTAACCAACTGCTGTGTAATTAAACACCCTCTAGTCAATCAAGCTTTTACAAGCCTCCGCATTTATGCGGGGGTTATTGACCAACCATTGAATACTGTTCATATCGAGCGGATAATCCGATAACCATTTTTTAACATCAACGTAGTCTAACCACCTATCATCAGGCAACTCATCAATAATAATCCCTACTTTTGATTCCATTGCTGTAAGAACCATATCCCCATATCTTACCTTGATTACTGCAAATTGAGTCTTTATATCGGTCAACGGAAGAATCTCATTAAGATATAATTCAGCATTATATCTTTTCGACCATGCAAGCAGACATTCCCCTAGCTCACCATCCTTTATTCCCAATATTAGTTCTGGTGTTGATATTACATAATAGTTTGTCCTTATTAAATCAGGAAACATGGCTACTCCTTATTGATAAACTTTGTGCATCTCAGGTCAAAATCCAGCTTTATTGTCCCAATAGGCCCATTCCTTTGCTTTGCTACTATTATCTCTGTTGTATTATCCTGGTTATCCCGATCATAATATGACTCTCTGTATAGAAAACAAACGGTATCTGGATCCATCTCCAAACTCCCACTTTCCCTCAAGTCTGATAGTAAAGGGCGCTTATCTGACCTTTCTTCTGGTCCCCTATTAATCTGCGCAACTGCTATAACAGGTATCTTAAAATCCCTTGCAATCTGCTTTAATGAAAGAGAAATTGCAGACACTTCCTGCTGCCTATTCTCGACTTTCTTATGCGATTTTAATTGCCCAATTTGATCTATAATAATTAATTCCACACCGTATTGGTGCTTCATTCTGCGCACCCTTGACCGCAGTTCCATATCAGTCAGTCCCGAAGAATCATCAATTATTAAACTGCCTTTATAGATTTCATTGACTGCATTTGTTACCTTTGTCAAGTCGGTCTCGTTAAGATGCCCTGTTTTTAATAAAAAACTATCTAACCCACTTAACGAAGATATTATTCGTAACATCAATTGCTCTTTAGAAGTTTCAAGGGTAAAAAATCCAACTGGTATTTTTTCAACTAATGACAAAAACGTTGCAATGTCTTTCACAAATACAGACTTCCCCATACTTGTTCTTGCTGCAACAATAATGTAATCTCCCGGATACATCCCTGTTGTAAGATAATCTAATTTATTAAACCCTGTTGGAATGCCAGCCACCGAAGATTTACTGCTAATTGCAAGATTAATTTTATCTAACACTCCATTTACCATACTTTTCGCAGTTACAAACTGTTGTGGCGACACGTCCTTTATGTTTAATATCGAACTCTCCGCCATATCTAACAATGTTTCTGTTTCAAGTGTATCATCATAACTGTTATTATATATTTCTACGGATGCTCTTATTAGATTTCTCTTACGTGCAGTATCTCTTACTATCTCAGCATAATGCGTTACATTGGGAAGATATAGGGTGCTATCAATGAGACTGGAAATATAGCCTACGTCACCGACTTTTTCTAACTCCCCAGCATTATCTAATTCTCTAACAATCATCAAGCAATCAGGGGGTATATTCTTCTGGTAAAGACTAAGTATGGCATTAAATATCTTTTCATGCGCTTCTTTATAAAAATCCTTCCCCTTTATAATTTCTATGATTTCCGCTACAGTCATCAGGGAGCTTTCCGGCAGCATACAAGCCCCCAACACAGCCACTTCTTCGGCTATACATACCGGAGGCACTCTATCAAATCTTATTCCACTTGCCATTTTTATAATCCTCTATAAGTTGATTCATTTGTTCTTGCGCACCTTCTACACCCATTCCTGCTAACTTAAATAAATTACCTAACTCTTTCTGGTACTCAGGTTCTAAATGCGGATCTTCCCATTTAGGAGGAACCCATTCAAGTGGATTAGAGCGACCTTTTAGCTGTTCCTTTTTGGCATACCACCCTTGCTCTAATCCATATAGCATGTATGATACGATCTTCTGCTGATTAGATTCGAGACTGCCTTTTTCTAATACCGCAACCTGCTGTTCCTCTGGATACTCCGATATTTTTATTAAGGCGTCTTTTATAGGTTTTGACTGTATTGTGAACTGATTGAATTTGGTCTGTATCAGCTTGCAAGTTTTTTCATAATTATTATTTTTTTTTACTTTTTTATCATAACCAGTACTTGGATCCTTAGAAATAGATATATCTCTTAGATCTATATTTAGATCTATATCTAAGTTATCTCTAAGGTCTGGCAACGCTAATGATAGTGCGGGGTTAGAGGGGGTCGAGTTTGTCACCTGACAAACTTGAGTTTGTCCAGTGACAAACTTTGAGTTTGTCGCCTGACAAACTTTATTGTTTGTCACCTGACAAACTTCTTTATCTTTGTGATTAGGAAAGTTTGTCGCTTGACAAACTTTATTGTTTGTCACCTGACAAACTTTTTGTTCTAATATTCGTTCTCGTATTGCTTGACGAGGTACAATCTTTTGCCATTGTTCATAATCTTTTTGGAATACTATTTCTTTCTGCTTCCAATCCAATTCAATTATTTGCCTTTCGGCTAATTTGAATAATGTTTCTTTAACCAAACATTTATTAATACCGAAATCTTCAAATACTTTCCATTTCTTGATCTGCCAAACTTTTCTCTTATAACCGTATGTATTACGCAAGATCAAAAATATAGCTTGTGATTCTAGCGTAGTTAATTTTGTTCTTGCGAGTGCTTCTAATATTTCATGCGCTATTGGGGTAAATCCATTTTCTTTTTGCGGCGATGCACACATAATTATGCCACCACATCCTCTTGATGAGATAAGAGGGTCGCCGAAGTTCTCATCAGCCTCAACCTCCTGCCCCCTTGCAAGGGAGTGGGGCGAGTTGGCTACTCCGGCGATTCTGTGTTCAAATCTTTCTTAATATATATCAAATAGCTTCTTGATAATGTCCTTGCGATTATAACTATCCAGATTCTTTACAGCCTGTGCTGTCATTGCTTTCCCTAATGACTCAGCAATCGTAAGAAAAGCCTGAGCAATAATCCCCCGTACCTGCGGACAGACTTTATCCCATTCCTCTTTGGCAATTGCTTCAATATCCTTTTCTACCGTTTTGGCTATCTCTGCTTGAATCACTGTTCCGATAGCGTGTTTTACTGAATAGTCTATGGCATTAATAATCTGAGAGGACATCGTAGCAATCGCCTCTGTTTTTGCTTTATTAACAATTTCTTGCATTTCTTCTGTAGTAAACATAATATCTCCTTTCAAAACTTCTTATTGTGCAATCTCGGTCTACTCTGATTACGTTTCACTTTCTCAACTATGGCTTTCTCTAGATCAATCTCTTTACTAAAAGCATATAAAATTACACCCATTAAAATCAGATCAATTCTAGGCTCTCCTTTGTTCTTCTTATACATTGGATTTATATCTTCATAATATTGACTTACTAAAGAATGAAGATCGGCTATAATCGTACCATCATTAAAAGGAACTTTCTCCTCTCCAAAGCCAATCTTTAATTCAGCATGTTTACTTAAACGTGCAAAAGTTAAAGGTGCTTCATCATTTTCGAGGTGAGGTCGCAATTCACTATCCAAGTCAATATCCCTGCCACCGCAGTAATCGAATAACCGTATACAGAAATCAGCAAGTTCCTCTGCAATTCTTTCCTTCGCATCAGGTTCTTTGCTTCGCATAGCTTCCAGACATTCTGATAATTCTGAGTGTAACAAAGCAATGATTTCACCATCATTTCTAGGCTTATCCCAAAATCCTTTATCAACAGCGTTCTGATGTGCAACTTCAATATAATCTTTTATTGTCATGATTACCTTCGGCTCAATAATATGCCGATTATTAGAAAGGCAAATCCTAATATCCCTAGTAGGAATTTCAATTTATTGCCTTTCTGTGTAGATTTTCTTCTCTCGTCAGGGGAAAACACATAGGGCACAAACATATTAATTGATTCTACTTTATCGGCGCTTGTGTTTATGCCCTGTTCTTCGAGTCCAGCATAGAAAATCCTTGCCTTTGCAAGGTAACCTTCCTTATTCCCTTGATATTTCTTGAGTGCCTTAATGCGATCCTTTTTAGCTAACGCATTAACCTGATTTATCAATGTTGTTCGTTTTGATTCCATCATTTACCTCCTCGTTATCATTTACCCAAACTTGACCACTTAGAATTTGAACTGGCATTAATTACTCCTTTTGTAAAGGTTAAAAAAACATGCGATACAAGCCCACCCTGACAATATTACAAAAACACCAGTCGCAAATAACTGCGGCACCAAAGCAGTACCATTAAGATATTCTACAATCGTAACAACAAATACCTTAACAGCACATACCTGCAATACGCTACAAACCATCAAGAATGCTATTTTGTATTTCTGTCTTCGGAAACTTACCTTTAAGGTATTTTTCATAGACTTCGAGTTTCGTTTGGTCAGCGTTGGTAAGGTATTGCGTCTGAAGATACTTCTTCCGTGCATTCAATTTTCTCCTCCCGACATTGAAATTGTCAATTTCAGCCAGCGACAAAAATGTTTCGATAGCGACTACCCGCATACGGACAGCCGCTAATTCATGATTATTCATTTTTGAACAAATTATCCTGTGTTGCAGCTATCCATGTAGAAAACTTCTCATTGAGCGCAATGAGATAATCAGGATCATGCAATGCCTTATTAAAATCTATCACAGCATCAAAAGGCTCTTTGTATATTTGTAAACTGTATTTAGTTAAAGACGAAACCTGTGTATTTATAACTTTGGCTAAATCTCTTGTGATTTTAGGCAGCATATCTGCGCTTAAGTCTTGCTGATCATTCACGTTATCTTCAGGTTTATCCATAGGTGGTTCAGTAGATTGATCAAGAACCTCTCCCGTATCACCATCAACAACCGTGGTTGCATTAGAAGGGGGTAATTCAGGAATACCAGCATCTTCGGCAATTATATTCCCATCTTCCGCCTCTAGCATTTTCGGCATTTCCATACCTATGTATCTCTTGACCTCATCCTTAGATTTAGTAGCCATTTCCAAGAATTTACTAATACTTATTTCCTGCTGCGAATCAACGAAGATTGGATAATGCTCTGAAATGGTGCCTGCATGATTCATCTTTTGGGGTCTGCGCTCTAACCGTATTGGTACGCCAGACACAGAATATATGCCCGTATGAGACAGCATAAATGCCGTCTTTGCTAGAAAACCATTAATATTGCAGATGGAGTTATATGATCCTGTTTTTATTGTCCAGTTATCCATAGAGTTTATTTTAGGGATCATGACATTAAGGAACGCCGTTGGAACACATTGAGCGTAAGGTTCGGTATTACGGAAAGGACAATCCTCCATCAGGCATCTAACCATACATTCCTCACGGTTTGCCTGTGGATTTTTAGGATATGTTATTTTTTTGGAGGATATTACTTCAAGCTGATCGTTGGTGTATTTGCGATCAATACATTTCGCTTGACCAATCGGCATGCGAGCATTTGAACATAGCGTTAGACCTGACTTGTGTGATGTGCGATAATAGTTCTGCGGAAACACATTCTCAAAATTAGGGTCTGGATTGTCTTCAGTACCAAGAATTTCCTCTACGTTATTAGACTTCAATCCCCAAGGCAGCATAGCCTCAATAGTTGTTGGGTCTTTACCAAAAGCAGCCTCAAATTCTGTTATCAGACGTTCCCTCTCTTTTACGTCTTGTGTTTTTGGCTCAAGCCTAAAATATGAAAATTCTATGGTTTGTTCCTTCCCATTTTCATTTGTTATTATTTCACCTAGTTTAATTCTGCCACCATTCTGAATTCTAATATTATTTGTATAACCTACTGGCATATCTTCGTCCTCCTCATCTTTTTGCTCGTGTATAATTCGGCCCATCGAGCAATGTTCCCATACCTCACAATACTTCTTACACTTATTACCCGCCCAATTCTCTACCTCATTACAAGCCTCTGTCCAATACCCTTGCTCTAATGCCTGTAATAATTTTATTTTCTTATCATTGAAATAATCCCGAACAACATCATCAGCCATGATTTTAACAGGGATCATGTACGTGTTTTTAACTATCCCTCTGCTTAATGCTGATCTTGATCCGCCGTCTCTTACGACAGCCATAATATACATTTTGTCTATTTTGTATCCATTCTCAAGATACATCAGACGATATGCGTTTAACTGCATCTCCCAGTCAACCATGTCTATATTATCTACACCAAATTTTAATCCCTTTACAGTCTTTGGCTCCCCTTTCCTTGGTCCTGACTTGTAGACTTCACCAGTTCTCATGTCATAAGTAAATAATCCTAATGCCTTTGCAATCTTGTAGGAACCAGAAGTTTTTGTGTCAATTAACCTTAACTCACCGTTTTCTTCTTCAAGTGCATCCGCAATCCCAGTAATATCATTCATCTCCAATCGCTCTTCTAAAATCGAAAGATCGTCTCCACTGGTTTCTAATGCTGAGTGGGCTTTTGTCCCATGCGCCATAAACGCCCTGGCATCTGGTGCAATTGCATAATCTTCTGTAAGCTTCAAGAAGGCTGACATCGTTCCATTAATAAGTTGGGTTGTGGAAAAGCGGGGAATTGCCTCAATATTACAATCAGGACAAAGTGTAACAAGCAACTCCTTTCTGCATTTTGGGCATAAATATTTTCGTGGACGCTCCTGACTAATAAAATTCAAATACTGCCGACTTGCACACCTTCGCTTCATTCTGCAATCATAATGGTCGGAATCAAGACATTTGATTATTTCTATCTGCTCTCCGTCAGGGCATACGAACCATTTTACTGGAATTTCAACCACCCCGCTTATTAAGACATTGTTCTTTATTTAATTCTTTTATAATGGTATCCATGAATTTACTCGTTATCACAAATTCACCATCATATTTATCCGACATAAACACAAGATCGTGAATAATACCTTTGCTGTCTTTTAGAGCTATCCGATTTGAGGGTTCAATCTTCTTTCTAAGAGCATCAATAGCAAGATCAGAAACAACCCTTTCTCCATTTAATAACTTAAAGTCAATATTTTCATCAATTTTTTTTAGGATAGCTTCTGCAAACTCATCTGAGATTTCAAGTTCACCATCGGCATTTCTACTGATCGGTTCACTAATAGTTATTATCACTTGGGTAAACTTATCTGCTGGAATTTGAGTCTTGTTTTTTTTCCAACCAGGATCATAATTTCGGATATATTCCAAAAAGTTACCCATATCATTTGCTTGATATTTGCCCTTAAAGGAAAAACTGAAGTCTCCTGTATACACTTCGCCTTCTTGCTTGCCATTGCTAAATCTAGTCCTAAACAATTTCATCATAATCCTCCTTAACCTTTGATACTTACCTAATGCGTGTTAGTAACGCATTAGGACTTTGACATACTCCCCATGCCTAAAGGCAGGGGATTCTGGATTCAAGCAGAGATAGCCATTGTTTGCAATGGACTTACATCTCCTAGCCCAAGAGTTGATGCCCCAACTCTTAAATTTTTCATCCCCATAGCTAAAGCTAGGGGTATTCAAATTAAAAGAGAAATAAAGACTACCAGTAACAAGAGAACCTGTTCCCCTATTGACGCATTAGTAATCTTTTCAATCATACGATCAAACCTCCCCTAATATTCGTTTAACATCCTGCCTGATACATTTCTGTATCTCATCCTTATCCATCTCACCATCAATCACAAGCCACTTCTCATTCCTGCCTGCTAACTCCAAGTAGCCATCCCGAACTCTTTTTAGATATTCCTCCGTCCGTCTGAACCAAATGTCATCCCTCTTTTCGCACCTCGATAATGCTGCTTCAGCAGAAAGATCAATTAGATACACACGGTCCGTATGGAGATTCAAACTAGATATTATGTTGCATACATTCACTAAATATGAAGGCAGCTTGTCGCCAAACATCTGATATGCTATCGTAGAATACAGCCATCTATCACAAAAGACATTATAACCTCTTGCCAAATGGCCTGCTATCTTTGGCGCAAGCAGCGATCTGGACATCTGGAAACCGAAAAACCTTGCTATCCTATTCATCTCTTGTCCGTCAGCAGTTGCGGCAATTTCTGTAATGATATTTCCTACGTCAGTCCCGCCGGGTTCTTTCGTGGCAAAGAACTTTATACACTTTTCCGCTAACCACGGTTTAAGCAGTTCAATCTGTGTGGACTTACCACAAGCATCAATGCCCTCAAATACAAAGAACTTACTTTTAGCCAACTAAACTTCCTTCTTAAATTTTAATATTCGTTCTTCATCATTAAGATAAGTAGAATATATATGGTAATCAATCGTCAACATAACACGATTTATCTGAGCTTCGAGATCAAAGTCAATCTTCCCCATATAAGTAACAGTTATCTTCTTCGGCATTTCTATTACTTTACAAGTTGGGATTCCCAGATCCGTATATGCCAGATTTTCCATTGTTCTTTCGTTTCCCACTTTGACTCACGCTCCCTTCTGAATATAACGGCATTTCCTTAATAAGTTCCGGGTAGCCATAATTGTCTTTAATAAACACGCGTGCGCCGACACGCCTTGCCTCTTCAATAAGATAATCAGCCCATTCCTTTGGTGGTTTTGGCTTTCCTTTACGGGAG